CGAAGGAGTTGAGTCATTTAAGAAGGCGGGTGATGGCGATGGGATTAGGTATCACGGCGCTGAACCAAGGAAACTGGAAGCTGGCGGTCTCGATCAGAAAACACTTGCCTTCTTTATGGAGGCACGGAACCTGTTTGGCTATTTCGCCGGGAATCTCGATGCGCTTGGCGGCTTAGCCCCAATGGCGGAAACGCTCGGCCAGGACAAGCTCTTGACTGACGCGGCTGGAGCGCAAGCACGTGACATGCAAGGACGGACAATTGAGACGATCAAGGAAGTCTTTCGCGCACTAGCTCTCTATGAGTGGCAAGATCCGATCGGTACTCGGAAATTGGAGAAACCGATCCCCGGGTTGCCCGGCATGGCAATTCCGGTTGAATGGAATTCCGCGTCGAAGATCGGCGATTTCAATGAGTACGATCTGGACATTGATGTGTTCAGCCTCGTTGATGATTCACCGAGTCTGAAGCTCCAGCGGCTCGGTATGATCATGCAGCAGTACATCCAGCCCTTGCTTCCTGCGATCCAAGAACAGGGGGGGCAGGTGAACGTGCAGGCGATTCTCGAAATGGTCGCCAAGTACGCCGATTTCGACGAGCTGAAGGAAATCGTGATATTCGCGACTCCCGATGAATCACCGCAGCTTGCGCAAAGAGAGCCAACTGGATCGCCTACCGAGACGACGCGGCGCTACGAAAGAGTTAGTCGCCCTGGCGCTACGCCACGCGGGAAATCGGATGTGTTGCAACGAATTCTGATGGGGGATACGCCTCAGGCGTCTGAGGCAGCCGTGCTATCTCGATAAGGGGGTAAAACATGGAGGAATTGATTAGGCTTTTGACTGGTTGGAAGTCCAGTGCTAGAAAGGCTTCCGATGCAATGAATACGGCGAAGGATGTCAAGCGTGGCAAGAAGTCACATGCTGCCAAGGTGCAGGCGCAGCGCAAGCGTGTTGCCGAGCGCACTAAGGCACGGAAGAAGCCGATTCCTTCCCCGACAGGCAAGGAACGGAAGAAGAAGATCCCTTCCCCGACAGGCAAGGAACGAAAGAAGCCGAAGAAGGCATGGTACAGGAAGAATCTGTATGACTTATTCCGGTAGTCGATCGATGTTTTCACGTTGGTTGATATAGAATTGACGATTGGAGGAGTAGGCATGCCGCTCTATTGTTACACAACCGATGATGGGGAGACGGTTGAGCGCTATTTTCCCATGGGTGGAGCACCGGCTTCCGTCAAGGTAGGCGATAAGGTCGCTTGTCGCGATCGGGCTGCCGAGGCTCCGTTGTGTTTCGTGAAGGGCAGTCAGACGCCAGTGAAGCAGGGTCATGGAAAGTGGCCCATGACATGTTTTGCGTCTGGTGTTCATCCATCTCAGGCCCAGGAACTCCGCGATCATCTGAAAAGGAATGGCGTACCGACGGACGTAAACAAGGATGGTGATCCCATCTACACGTCGAAGGAGCATCGAAAGAAAGCGCTGAAGGCCAGGGGTATGCACGATAAGTCGTCATTTGACTAGGAAGAGAGGGGCCGATTTATGTCTACCGAAGAGAATTTGAGTGCGGAAATTGACGCTGCTGTTGAAGAGGTAAACGCTGAGGCGCGGGAGGTGCAGGAGGCGGGGGAGGCGCAGGAGGAAAGGGATGGCGACGAGCAGGCTCAGGAAACGTCAGTGGACAAGTCTGAAAAACAAGAAGACGAACCGGAAAGCTCCGGTGATGATACTGCCGAATTGAGTGATGAGCAGGAAGCCGATGAGGGTGATGATTCGGAATCGCCTTCATTGCAGGAAATCAGTGATGCGGCGCTTACGCGCGCTGTTCGTGCTGGCTATTCTGTCGAGGAGGCTCGTGCATTCGGTAGCGAAGAAGCGCTGAATATTGCTTGCGCTCGTACTGAACAGGTGGATCGAGACTGGCGAGATAAGGCCAAGGATGTGCAAGATGACGAGAAGCAAGAACAAGAAGACGAAGAGGCGGAAGATCCGCTTGAGGCGTTTGACAATCTCAGTGATGATTTCGAGCCTGAGGTCAAGCAGCTTCTTGGAGCTATGGCCAATGAGATTCGATCACAAAGGACGCAGATTAGCGAACTTCGTGCAGGATATGAGAATACCGCGCATGCAACCCAGCAGGCTGCCGCGCAGGAAGTTGAGGCTTGGTTCGACGGTCAGATCGAAGGATTGGGTGACGACTTCAAGGAGTCCCTTGGTGTTGGCGGCTATCGATCGCTGACTCCGGGAAGTCCGCAGTTGGCGAAACGAGATGCCATTGCGGAACAAATAACCGTGATGCTGTCCGGTTATCAAGCGGCGGGTAGGCCAGTTCCGCCGAGGGAAGATGTGTTCAGGCAGGCAGTTTCGCTTGTCCTTCGTGACGAGTTGGCCAGTATTGAACGTAAGAAGCTGGACAAGAATTTGAGGGATCGCAGTAAACGGCATATCCAGCGTGCCGAAGGGCATGGAGCAAAAGACATGACCGGAATAACGGCGGATGAGGAGATTGCGGGGGAGCTTGATACCAAGTTTTTCGGCAAGGATAAGTAGTATCTTCGTCTGCCATGCAACGGGGGTGAAAAAGGCATGGGGCTAACATACGATCAAATTGATGATGCTGTTCTGCTTACGCAGCAAAAGCTCATCAAGAGAGGGGCGTTTGTTGATCTCCAGACGGATCTGTCGGATCATGTTGCCGTTCGGGAGATGTGGAAGGGTCGCCAGAAGAAGTTTGATGGCGGTCATCCGTGGCGATTTCAGGCGCAAATTGACCACAATCATAGTGCTCGTCCGGTGGGGCTGTACGAAACGGATGGTAGTGAAATCACGGATACGATGATTCAGGGCGAGGTCGATGCGCGGCATATCAACGCGCATTACATTTATGATCAGCGCGAGCCCGATTTTCAGCGTGGGGGTCATTCGATCGTTGATCTCGTCAGGACTCGTTATGTCGGGATGCAGGTTTCGCTTTTTGAACTGATGGAGGAAATCCTGTGGGGCAAGCCTGACGATTCTTCGGATAAGAAGACTCCGTTTGGGATTGGTTTCTGGGTACTCAAGGCCGCTTCGGATGGTGACGAAGGTTTCCAGGCGACTAACCCGAGTGGGTTTGCGGATGGGCGTGCGGACATTGACACTCCGACCAATGCACGATGGGCGAATTGGGCGGTGGATTATACCGCCGTTTCCAAAGAAGATCTGGTTCGTAAGATGCGCCGGGGGCATCGGAAGACGAGATTTCGTTCGCCAGTCTCGCACTCGCAGCCTGATCTTGGTTCGATGAAGAATGGAATCTACATGAATGACACGGTGATCGGATTGCTGGAAGAGTTGTGTGAAGATCAGAATATGAATCTTGGCAACGATGTCGCCTCCAAGGATGGGCGGACACTCTTCAAGTCTACCCCCCTTACGTATGTGCCGTACTTGGATGACGACACGACCAATCCCATTTATATGTTGGATTGGAGATGGCTCGCGATCGGTGTGATGCCAGGGTGGGAGAACAATCTCGGTAAGCCGTATATGGTGCCGAATAAGCATACTGTGCGGCGTGTCGATCTTGACTGCACGCTCAATATGGCTTGTACCAATTTGCGACGACAGTCTGTCTACTCGCAAGTGACGTAATCGCGATTTCGGGAAATCCCCGGCTAGCCGCATGACGGCTAGTCGGGCCCCGTTACTCCAATACAACAACTTCCAAAACAGAGGGAAAACGAATGAATAAGTCGACGAACGCCCCGCAGAAGCAAGCGCCTGTGATTCCTCAGTGGGTCTGGTTTGAGGAAACGACAGCGCTCAAGGAGGGGCAGGGCGTGTGTTACAACTGGGATTACGGTACGGCCGAAACGGCGGATGGCCGACGGTACACGCGCGTTGAGCTTCCCACGATTCTGAACGCACGTCATTTCGCGGGCGTTGCTGCTCGTAGCTATTCGGCTAAGAGTGGTGGGCAGTTGATTGAAATCTACTGTCCGGGCTCCGTCTGCAACATCCTGTGCGGAGCAGACGTGACGATTGGTGGCGGGCTGGTGACGTGCGAGGCGGGCGGTACGTATGCTGGTTACTTCCGTAAGGCTGGCTTCCAGGGGAAGGGCTCTGCGGTTCCGCTCCAGACGGTAACTGGGGCCGCCACGGCGACGAAGTGCCTGGCGGAGCTACAGGATGGTCCGCAATCCGGTCTCGTAGAGGTTGTGTCGGCAAATGATGACGGCCTCCTGGATGGTGGGGCTACCACGTTTATGGCCGGTGGTGTTTCGTACATTGATACCGACATTAGCACCGGCGGAAATGCGACGGCTACGCTCGACGATGGAACACTGCCCGGGTTGCAGAAGGCGTTTGTTTGCCAGGAGGCGCAGACGAATGACATCTCGATTACGGTCACGAGTGGCGTTGAAGGCATTGGGAATGTCGATCCAACTGATGCGTTGGGCACTATCGTGCTTGATGCTGATGACGAAGAGGTTACTCTTCGGTGGGATGCGTTCGATGGCGAGGGATTGTGGGTTGTGAGTCACGTTGTTGGCGCAACTCTCACGTAGTCAGTATACCGCGTGGCATGGGGCATATCCGCGCGGATCGATCGACGGTCTCGCCGGGTTTCTCTTCCCCGGCGCAGACCGTCTCTTGCGATAGGGAGAATGAATGGCCGAATCGACGCTGTCGCTCACATGGGATGACATGAAGCAGGCTGTTGGATTCTTCCTGGGCTACGGCTCGACTATTGCCAATTGGACAGAAGCTCAAGAGGGTGAGATTGAAGACATTGTTCAGTCCGGCTATCGGCGCGTGCTATATCCGCCTGCTTCCCAGGGGATTCCGGCTGGGTATGAATGGTCTTTCCTTCAGCCGACCAAGTCTCTCGATATAGTTGCAGATGATGGTGACTACGATCTTCCGGATGATTATGGAAATATCGTTGGGAAGTTCCATTACGAAGCTGACGAGCATTATCCGGCAATTCGTATCATCTCAGTCGCGCAGTTGCTCGA